ATCTGTTGGAATTGCTTGGTGTAGTCTGTATCTGTACCAAGAATCTCAGCGTTAGCTGTAGGCATTGCAATACCGGATGTGGTTGCGTTGCCAGTAGGATCTTGGAAGTTTGTGGAAAGGTCAGCTGCACGGGTTCCTTGGAAACCATAAGGATTATTTCCGGAGAATGAACCAGAGAATACCGTATTAGCTTCGTTGTAGAATGCTTCTGTACCAGTTTGACTTGCGTAACGTGCACGCATTGCAAAAATCAAACCTGTAGGACCAGTCATTGGCTGAACGCCAGCAACGTCATAAGCGATTAGATTTGGCAAAGCACGGCGTACTAATGAAATCAAGATAGGATCAAAATTGCTGATAGCAGATCCAGTAATGTTGGCAGGGGTGGAACCACCAGTGGCGGTCTCATTCAAAGCCATACGATCTTGATTCATAGCTTGTTGTTGATTCTCCAAAACAAGGGCTGTAACAGCTTTCTTGTAAGGATCGGTAATCGATTCGAGCTCAGGATGCTCGAGTACCGGTTGCCACTTTTTTTGTAGTTCTTCTGTTAAATACATTTTATAGTTCCTTTTTTTATGTATTATAGGTTAATTACTTAACCAAAGTTTGTGAAATGGTTTTTGAATAAAGATCCATCATTGGGTCGGCCGAAGCAACTGACTTCTTTTCTTCCTCAATTTGGACTTCATCGTCTAGTGAAGAATTGTCTGCAACTTTAACATCCGATTTGAAATATGATTCTTTCAAAGTTGTAAGTTTAGAAGCAAATTCTTCCTCAGTAGTAAATTCCACACCCTCTGCGAGTGATTTTAATTTTTCTACTTGAGTTTGGGGTAAGCCTTCACACGCTGTGTAAATGGCTTCAATTTTTTTCTGTTCGTTTAACTCTTTGGTTAACTCGACACCTTTGCTAATTTGTTCATTAAGAGCAGATTCAAGTTCATCAACCTTGTCGGTCAATTCACCAATAACGTCAACCTTGTCGGCAGGAATATCGATATAATGCTCTTCAAACAAACCTTTGAGACCAGTAATGAAGTCTTCCACGATTTCAGCACGGAGGCCTTTTTCAATGGCAAGTTCATTTTCTTTCATCCACTCCTCAACCATGTAGTTGAGATAGTCATCAACCTTAGCGGCCAAATCTTCTTTGATTTCTTCTACTGCGGTTTCAAATTGTTCTGTCAAAGCAACTTCAGCTTCAGCAATAACTTCTTCAGCACGAGCAATAACGGCAGCTTCAAAAATTGTGGAAGCTTTTTGAACGAATTCTTCAGAAAGGTTTTCACCGGATAAAAGAGCGTCTAAATCTTCTTTCATTTTTTCCTTTTTCATCATTTTTTTAATAAGAGCTTTATCTTCCTTCTCATCTTCGTGTTCTGCTTCAGCGATAACTTCTTCGTCAGATTCAGTTTCTTCACCATAAGATTGGAATGTGGCACCGGGATTGGCTTGCATTGTTTGTTTTGGTTTCATACCGGGTTTACGGTCACGAATTGTTTCGTAAGAATCTTCACCACCTTGAACATCAGATTCTTCAGCAGCTCTATCTTCAGCAGGTTGACCTTTGAGTTTCTTCATTGGTTCGGAACCCACAGGAGGTGTTGCGCCTGGAGGAGTTGCTGTAGGCGTACCTTTTGTTGGTTGTGGAGCAGCATCAGAAGTTTTGGTAACTTTAGTTCCGATGTCACCAACATCTTTTGTGCCGTAAGCAACAGCTGTGTTTAGTTTTTGTGGCTTGTCTTGACCACTTGATTTGGAAGAAATGTTTGAATCAAACGTTTCTTTGGCGCCTTCACCAACTAGAATTTGCTTAGCGGCTTCGGACAGATTAAATTTTGCCATTTTAAAAATCTCCTTGATTTATATGTATATTTATATTTAAAGTTTTTTCATGAAGTTTTCAAAAATGTGCAGACTTACTTCTTCAATCTCATGGCGTGAAGCCTGACGAATCTGTTGAATCGACTGAGAATGATCTTGTTCTGTCCATACACCATTGACTAACATCCATTCTTTACCTTCCATGATACCTTGTACAAACGCACCAGGCGCAGAAGGATCTGCTACAATATCTGCCGCTGTGGCTAGATAGAAATCGGGTTGAACGACATTAACTCCATTAACGTTCTTTAACGAACCCATACCTCTTGAAGATACACCTAATTGAGCGCCACCTTCAATAAGACTTCTGGCGATATTACCCATAGGAGTATCTAAAATTTTTGCTCTACCAATCCATGTATTACCATCTTCTCTTAATGATGTAATCATGTGTGATACACGGTCTAGATTGATACTTGGTGATTCAGGATGACCCAGCTCACCAAATGCACGATGTTTATTGATGTATTCTTCTGTATATCGAGCAACCTCTTTTTTCATGGTGTTGTATTCATACAAACGACCATTGCGGTTTTTCTTTTCCGCAACTAAAAAAGGACCCTCGATATGCAAAGATTTTTTGCCATCGGCTTCTTCTACCAGATAACTGACTGTTTCTGTAATTTCTTTTATGAGTTTCATTTATAGTCCCATTGCACTTCTGCGTCTTAAAGATATTTTTCTTTTTCTTAACGACTGCCTTAATTTGGCTCGTCTTTTAAACTTAGACCTTCTTGATGCCATTTTACGGTTTCTACGTTCAACAGGTGACATACGAACCAACTTACCACCTCTTGTTGTATAACCTTGTACTGCTGACAACTTTTTACGTCTTTGTACTTTTCCATTTCGAATACGGACACGAATCATCTTTGTTCGGCCCATCTTCATAATATTACCTTCTTCTAATTCATCTAAATCTACATCAAACATTTCTAAAGCCATGTCATCTTTAACATCAGTTAAAGCGTCATCTGCTAATTCATCGAGCCTTTCATCTAATATTCTTTTGGCTTCGAGTAAATCATTAGAAAGAATGGCATCAATTAATGATCTCATTATGGAGCTAAAGCATATGGTCCATAGTTAAATGCTGCTGGATCGGTCAATTGACCTTTGTCATAATATTTGTTATTTTTATGCAATTCAATAATTATTGTATATGCTGCATTGGCAGTTGTACCCACAGTTTTAATTGTTACGTTACCTGTAGGACCAATTGCATTGTTTCCAATTGATGGAAACTGGTATTGTGGATTAGTATCAAAAATACCTACACCAGCTGCAACAATAGTTTGTGATGTTGTTGTGCCTTGCCACTTTAATTGTAGATGACCAACTTCAGCATCTACAGAAGCAAGAATTCTTGAAATAGTAAACGCAGAATTGGCTAGACCAGCAGGAGTTGTATTGCCTGTTTGATAGTAAGCGCCATTGGCATTCAATGCACCAAATAATTTTAATGGTTCAATGATGACTGTTTCATTTTCGTCAGAATCAATAATACCAATACGTTTAATAACGGTTCTAGAATTAGTATCGACTAAAGTTTGTATGCTATTTGCGATTGCCATTTTTTTATCCTATTGAAATTCTAATGGTACTGTAGAGGACCATTTCATTGCTGTATATGGTACGGTTACATATTTATCTAATTTATCCACATAGTATAATGCCACCCGTTGACCATCAGAAAACTGTCTAACAGATTTTCTTCTCATCATTAGAACGGCTGGAGGATCCATTTGAGTTTCTTTTTTCTCTTTGGCCTCAGACATTAATTGTTTAAGTGTTTTCAACTTCTGTTTCCTGTTGTTCTTGGTCCAACTCTTGTTGTGGAGCAATTAAACTGTGTGCAATTTCTTGTTTCTTTGCTTCAATATGATCTGCCACTCTATCGTGAATTGCCGAATACAAAGCATTACGGAACTCTACGCCGTTATCATCGTGTGCAAAATCAATAATTTGTCTTGTTGTATCTGTCATTTTTTAATCTCCATTCCAATATTTATAATATTCGTTTCAGTTTCACCAATGTATTGGTTTCTTCTTTAACACTTGACTTGGCGGCCGCTTGTTGGGCCAATTCTGCCTCATGCTCTTGGTCTAACGGATGTTGTGGTTGTGATGGTACTTGTGACATCATTTGTGCTTGCGCCACATCATTGGTCACACCAACTGGTAATCCAAGACCTGCTTCTTTTTCTTCGTCCATCTCAATTTGCATCTCTTTAATATCATCATCATTTAGACGTAGAACATTTCTTTGAATCCATGATTGAGAGAAATAACGACCAGTATATGGGTCGATTGTTGCCAACAGAGCCAATCTTTCTTTCATTAATTCGGCATCTTTGAGTTCAGTAAAGTTATTATCTTTAATGAAATCATAGTGAATGTTAGTTCTAAAATCTTCCCATTCTTGGTCTGTACAAATACCTTTTAATACACATTGTATCCGTAACGCTTGGTCAAATAAATCAGAGAAACGATTACGTAAACGGTCTACAAATTTAGCAAACTTTAATTCGTCACGGGTAATCTCATTGGTGCGACCAAGAGAAAAACCAGATGTTTCTGGATTCAAACGAGATACAGGAACATTTAGTGCCTTGTATAGTTTCTTTTCAAAGTATTTGACATCTTCCAACTCACCTAGATTTTGACCACCAGGTAATGTAGTAATCTCTGTACCTTTTCCACCTTCACGGCGTGGTAACCAGAAATCTTCCATCATGGATAAAAATTTACGGTCATCACGGACTTCACCTGTGTTGGCATCGTATACAAGTTTATTTTTGTATTTTACCATAATGTCACGAAGGTATTGTTCTGCCTTTAACTTAGGTAAATTACCCACGTCAATATAGAAAATACGGCGTTCAGGTGCACGTGAGATACGATAGATAACAGTTGCATCTTCAATCATGCGTAACTGATTGAGTGGTTTAATTGCTTTGTGTAGATATGATAGAACTACAGCACGGCGAGAATCCATTAAACCAGAAACCACAGAGATAATAGAATCAGTAGTAATACGAACACCAACAGGACCAAAATTAGAAGAAGTACCAGTGTTAACTTTGTCGTTATACAGATAATACTCATTAATTACCTTCATAACTTCTACGCCAGTGCGCTCATCTTTTGTTTTTTTCATCTCACGTATTTTACGTAACTTACGTGGATCAACGTATCGTAATTCTTTAACACCTTCCATAGGTTTGGTTTGATCCACTATGATGTGGTAGAATAGGCGACCATCAACATAGTACCTACGGAAAATATCTTGTGCCATATTTTTATAATTCAAAAGTTTCATTACTGTTTCAAATTCAGTTTTAATGGCATTTTTAATTTTGTCTGGTTGTTTTAAATCGTCCAACACGATTTGAATAATCTTACCATCATCATCTTGGCAAATTGCTTCACCAACAATATCATCAATAGCAGATTCAATTTCTGGCTGCATTGCCATTTCACGGTAACGTGAGATAAGTTCTACATCATTTTTTGCTGTGCCGTCAAGGTCAACGTATGTTCCATAATAAGCGGCTGAGGTAATTGTGAGAGCGCCATCATCGTTTGACGGAGGCGTAAAAGATTGTTGCACCGTTTGGTCATCTTCGACCTTATTTCGTGCAATTGTGAAACCAAAAAGAGAGAATTTATTAGCTGCCATATTGTGTTATTCCAATTCAAAAAAACATAATGAGAGAGACCAAGGTCTCTCTCGTAAAATAAAATAAATTAACTTGTTGTATCTGTTTCCCACCATTGATATGCGAATGTTACTGCGTATTCTTCAATAGTGTCGTTAGAACCCCAATCTAAATCAATGGGGGCCAGATCAAGTGGATACAATCCAACAAATTTGTAAGTTTTCAATGTGTCGCCAGTTTTTCCATACTGTGTAACTAATGCATCTACGGTATAACCAGATGGACCAGCTGCAGCACCTGTACGGACATTGCCTGCGTGACTATTGATGCCGTTCATCCACGATTCTAAAGCTCTACGAATTGTGAAATCTTCGTCATTAATAATCTGTAATGTCCAATCAGCAAACTGTCGATTACCAGCAAATTTTAGTTCTCGGCCAAAATAAAATAATGGTACTTGGCCAATTGTTGAACCAGGCAACTGAGCAGTTTTGGCCATAAATGTGGTTTTCTGACCGGCTGCTGTGCCATTTTCTGCAATTGTTGGAAAAGTGAGCGTGACTTGAAATAAATTGGGACGTGCACCGTCACCAATCAGATTTGCTCTAAATTCTGCTACGTTGAATGCCATTTGTTTTCTCCTATATCGTGGTTATTTATTAAGCTGCACCAACGACTTCAGTAAAATCAACACCAGTTCTTACTGCAACAAAGTTCAACTGGATAAAGTTGATAGAACGAGCAGGTTTAATATAAATGTCACCAACAAACTGGTTGGAATCAATAACTTGCCCTGTATTATTTGTTGTATCACAAACAACACGGAAGTCATAGATACCACGGCGACCTTGAATATCACGAAGGAACGGTGTTACTAATGCTACAAACTGAGCACGGGTAAATTCATCATTAAATTCAAACAATGAATACTGAGCAGCTTGAGCAATTGTTTTTTCTAACACAATAAACAATCTACGGACATTAATACGGTCAAAAGCAGAAGGTTTAGTTTGTAATGTTTTGTCACCATACAATACCGTGCCATTTCCTGGGAATGTGGCCACAGGATTTACGCCTTGTGCATACAGAGTATCTCTATTTGTTTTGGTTGGATTCCATGCTAAACGCACAACGTTCTTTAGATTGCCACGATTGAAACCGGCAGGTGAGAACCATGGATCACGAACATTGTCGGTGTTAACACAAAGACCGGCAATATCACCGTTCAATGGTATCCAACGATAAATGTTGTTGTATTTGTCAAACATATATTTCCAACCAGAATCAGCAACAGCATAAGATGTAGAACGACCAAGAGCTGTGTTCCATGCTGTAATATTGGTTGTTTCATTACCAGCTTGATTGATAACGTTAGCAGAAGGAGGCGAAATAAATGCCAAACAATCTTTACGAGCACCAGCAATATTGTCAATTACATATTGTTGAGTAGCAATGTTGGCATCACCAGTTAATACTAAAGAAATATCAACTTCATCAGCATTTTGGAATAATCCATAAGCTGTTTGTGTATTTGCTGTAGATGGAGCATCATCTGCGCCACCACTTAAACCCAACAAAGGCGGTGTGGTAAATACAAAATATGTTGTATTTGCCAAAGGTCTACCCCATGTGTTTGCTTCGAGGCCGGTTGGCAAAGGATCAACGGCATAAATGAATTTTGAATTATTAAAAATTACATTTTTATAATAATTAGAATTGCCTAAAGCATCAATAGCATCTGATCCTTTTGACAGATATGGAAAAATTTCTAATACTGTGTTACGAACACCTGTAAACAAACCGCCGGTGTCCATAACAATAAAATGTAATTCATCGTTAGTTGCGCCAGCCGCTGTAGCTTGAGCTGAAGTGCCTGGAGCTCCGTTAAAATAAGAAGAAATACCAATTCCATTAATATTCCATGTGGAAAAATTTGATCCTGCGTCTATCAAAGAAACAGTCAAAGAATTTCCTAAACCACCAGAATATCTGGCAAAAATTGGACCAGCAGCAGAACCAGCGGTGCCAGTTAAATAGGCTGCCTGAAATACATCTTCATTTGGAATCTGTAAAGCTGTACCGCTTGTATTGGCACGAGCATTACGGCCAGCGGAACCAACGGCACGAGCAACAGTTAAGTTATTACCATAAGCTAAGAAAGAAGCAGCAGTAAAAAATGATGTTGCTGAGTTGCTGTCTGGTGTACCAAATACACTTGCAAGAGTAATCTCGCTATCTACTTGAATTCTTTTTTGTGCTGGACCCCATTTGAAATTTCCAGCAAAAGCACCGGCTGTAGTTAGTACTGAAGGTACGACTGTGGTTAAGTCAACTTCAGATACATTTACGCCTGGAGAGATTTGAAATGCCATTTTATTATCTCCTTGAATATGATGTTATATTGGCAATTAAGATACCATACGAATATTTATGAAAGGCCATATTTAGAGATTTCTCATAGCGTCTTTAATAAATTTTGAATATAGTTCGGAACCATCGGCAACTTCCCACAAATCTCCGTCCATATTTTCATACCGTTCACCCAGTCCGTCATCAATAATTGGAGCCGGAAGAACTTCTTCATCTAACTGATTCATATTTTCTAACTGAATCTGTTTACGAATATCATGGTTTACGATGTCTTTAAAGTATTTTTGAGTGGCCACCCAAGCAAAAAGTACCAAAGTCATTACTAAATCATCATTATTATCATCTTCTGCAGCAAATGATGTTTTACTTGCTACAAAAGTTGTCAGTTCCGAGATGGTATCAAAATCTGGAATCAACAACTTATCACCTTCAATCAATGTTTTTAAATTGGAACAACCAATTCTTTTGACCGCCACAGACATTTTAAGGCCCATCTGTATGCCTCGGCCAAATCCACTATGCAACTGCTGTGGTTTTTTGTTTCCTGTAAATACTTTCCAAAGATTCTCATACTCTAAATCTTGGTGTATGATGTCGGCTACCTGTGGATTGTTATTAATTTCAACCAAAATATAGGCATCATTATAATACCGAGCGGCATTGTGAATAACCGTAGGGAATAATATGGGTGAAATTGAAGAACTCTTATACACTGCCACCTGTTTATATGGTGTTGATGAAATATCAAACACAGAAAATGCTGAACAGTCTAAATTACGACCTTCTGATACATCCACGGTAATACAATATAGATGGTCTTTGGTAATTTCATCGTCACCTTTAATCGGATGTTCATAGATTATCATCTTATCATGGTGAGCAATTGGCGGACTGTAAGCCATCTTCTGTAACTTGGTGCCAGCAATAAGAGTATTGGTAGAACCTAAAAACTCGGTTTCAAACTCCTGTCGAAACTGGTGTTCAGAAGTATTACGAATCGTTTCTTCTTTCCAATCATCATCACGACCCGGTACCATCGACCAATGCACCTCAAATGGTACATAATTGTTTCGTTTATTGATGGCGTCTGTCCATATCTTATAGAACAGATTCATGCCGTTAGGTGTAGAAACAATAATAATCTTTGTTTTTGTACCAGCAGTAATAACAGGATAAACTGAGGTAAAGAATTCTGTGGCAATATTAGATGGTACGAAAGCAAACTCATCTAAGAATACAATGTTAAACGAACCAGAACGAGCCGCAGAAGATGACGTGGAAGAAGCGATGATAACTGATCCGTTCTCCAGTTCTATTCGACCTTTGTTCCATTCAACCACACCTTGTTGTAACCACATAGGTAGATTCTCATACGCCAACTGTAACTTACCAAGAATACCTCGAGCAGTTTCACCACGGTTGGCCAGAACAGCAATTGATTGTGCGTCTTGAAAGAGTATTGTCCAAAGAAGATACGCCACCGTGGTAGTCGTTTTACCCACCTGCCGTGGACATTTCATAATAGTAAAACGATTATTGTGAAAAGTTCGTATCATGTCTTGCTGAAAATCATACATTCTAAAATCAGTTACACCATCATCTAGTGTGATAATTTTAATGTACTTGGCAAAATAGATAGGATCTCTAGAACACTTGATATATTCATCAACTTGATCTTGTGTGAAATTGACTTGAACTCCTACTCGTTTGAGTAGAGGGTTGTCACGGTAACTTTCTTTATTCTTTGCTGGCATTGTTCTTCAATAGTTTGCTGAGTTCAGAAGTTGAGCCAACAAAAATTGCTTTATCAATATTGGTATTATTTGTTTCTTTTTTAATGCCTTCCATCTCACGCATTTCTTTTTGTATCTTTAATAATCTATCATTGGCTTCGGTCATGTTTTTTAATAAACCAGAATACACCTCAAATGCTCTTGGGTGTTGGCCAGCTTTGGCAATATTGAGTATTTCTTCCATGGCGTCTTTGCCTTGGTCAATAATACCTTGAAGATTTTCTTTTGATTGTTGATAAGCATCATTTAAATCTTGTTTAATATCTGCTTCATTATACTTGACGGACATTACAGGTAAATTTATTTTTTCTTCTTTAACTGTGGGTGTTACGTCAAATATTTGTTCCATGCTTTTTTCAAAATTGTTCATTATGTATTAGGGAATTCTGTTATTGTGGTGGTATATGTATAATCAACGTTGGCGTTTGCAGTATTTGCTGTGGTAGGATTAGGCACAATTGTAATTGTGGCCATTTTTTCTGCTGGTACAACGTAAGAAGTGAACTGATAATTTGAATTTGTTTTTGTGCCTATAATGCGTGCATCGGATACAAAATTACCCTGTATGTTGGTCAAGTGTAATATATTATTAGTCCACAAAATAACTCGACCAGATGCCGTAGATTCTTGTGCTGAATAACCTTGATACACAATTTCACCAGTTTGATATGTTCCTGTACCAGTATTGGCCATATTAAATTGAACAACATCAGTTGATAAAATATCGTTATATATGTTTGTAATTGAAGTTCTAATTTGACCTGTTTGTGTAGTTTTACCAAACACATAACCTTTAACAGTAAAACTTAATGTCCAAATAATCATACGAGTTTCGGAATCTTTATCACCTTCATAAACAATATCATGTGATGTGCTATTTAATACAATAGGTATTTCTTTAACAATACCCATTTCAGGAATTAAATTTAATTTAATTGTATAATCTGGTGCAAAGAACGGTAAAATATGCTCAATGATTTGTGTACCATCTTCTATGTTTCGTACATAGATGTAAAGATTAAAATCAAAATTATATGGTACAGGATTATATTGTGAAATTAATCCAGTAGTTGTTTGTGCAAATTGTTTAAAATTAGTATTTTGTTTACGAGAAGAATCGTAAGAAAGACCGGCCATTTCAAAAGACATTCTTGGTAATGCTATTTGAATTTTTTTATCTAAAGTTGGATCATCGTCTAAACGTCTTACATATAATTCCTTTGTTGCATACACAATAGGTACCAACATACGTTCAGCTTCTGTTAAATCTGGATTATAACGAACTAGGGTAATATTGTCGAATAGGTTACCAAACCCAATAACCATCTTTCGAATAATTCGGTTATATGAAATATTGGCCATTAAATTTCTCCAAATGGATTAGTTTCAGAGAAATCTATAATTGCGTCTGCTTGAGTATTAATATACTTATTGTCATAACTTTCATTATAAGAATTATCTAGTTGTGAATCATAAGAAGTTAATATGTAACGTGCATTACTTGATGCACCAATAATTACAACATTGTTTGTAAACGTACCAGAAATATTGCTGATCATTAAAGAATTGGCCGATGGTGTCCAAGCTTGTACGATTGCCACACAAGTAGCATTGGCTTGAGTTTGGTCGGCTGCCTGATATACTGTTTCGTTTATTGTATAATTGATTACGTTACTAGTTTTTGCTCCAGTAACCAACTTAATCATGTAACCAGAATCACTAACAATCATATCAATATCGTTAACACCAGTATCGATAATCTCTTGAGCATACTTGAATTTCTCAAGACGCAACTCATAAAAATATGGTTCTTTACGACCTAACATATGAAAATCTTTTGCTTGTTCCGTAAATGTTATTTCATATAATTCACCAGTACCATTTAAGAATGGCACATAAACCAAATCACCTTCTCTTGGACGTGTAAATGTATTTTGTGGAACTCGTTGTTGAAATGACCTACGGGAAACAGATACCGTCACCACATTTTTAATTTCTAGGCCAAACTTAGAAAAGAACTCTTGTTGACCTTGGTAATCCATTACATCACCAGAGAGGTACATTTCTAATGGAAAAGCCGATTTGAATTTTTTAACTGGATCTTCACCATATAATATATCTCTATCTGCCGGATTTTCTATGGGTAAATAGAATGCATCAAAACCCATGATTTGCATGGATTCAACAATCAGATCCTCTATTACTCTTTGTTCGGCAGTAGAGTTGTAGTTATTAAAATATACACTTGTTGGCATATTAGTTCATCATAAATTCTAATGGAGCACCATACTCGTTTTGCATTTCAGTTTCCAGCTTTTCAATTTCGCCTACCGCTTCTTCATAAATCTTATCACCATTAAGTGTGACACCACCTGGTAATTGTAAGCCAGAAAACTTTTTGAGGTTGTTTCCCCATGTTCGTTTGAATAGTGCCGTAGTATATTCTTTCAACCATCGGTCATTCCATACTCGATTATATTCTGTGGCATCAATACAAGCATAACATTCGGCAACTACAATTGTACCAGCAGGAGCTTCGGATGCTCCCCATGCCCAATCAATAAAGAGTTTTCCCATATGTCGTTGGAAACGAATAGGAACTTCTCCACTAAACATTAATTCCAGTGAACGTAAGTGTTGTTGTGTTAGAGTATAGTTAACGTAAGATGCGGAGGTAAAGTCGTAGAGTTCGTTTAGACGGAGTTGATACCGCAGGTCAAACATATTAATAGTTGCCTGAGAATCTTGGACTGGGAAAATACGAGTAACGCCAACAATGTCCAAAGGAACATTGGCAGAATCTAACACATTGGTTAAATCCAAATATTGATTATTGACATCGGCATCCGTAACCCTTCGGATATAATAGATTTTTTGTAGACCATCAAAGTGGTAGTCTTGCCAATATTGAATGGCATCATCTATTCTATCTTCTAACTGGTCATCATCAATATTGATTTCAATGACAGGGAAACCTAATCTTCTTAAACAGTAATCTTTTAAAGTTGCTCTACTTGTTACGGCCGGCATATTAACCTCCTATGATTAAGGTATTTATGCTTCGATTGGATTACTTACCAGGGTAATGGTGCAGGTTGTGGAACTGGAATTGATGCTTTAGCAATCTGGTCAGTTACTTCTTGTTCCATGGCGGACACACGATCCTCACCTAAAGCATTTTTAGTCCATTGTAAAGCTTGTTCTTCAGTAATATCAGCATAGGGTGTGAAGTTTTCTGCATCTGGTGCCAATAAATTGACAGCATAACTCACTTGTCCTGTATATTCTCCATCGGTACCGCTGATAGAAAAGTTGGACATTACAGCCACTTTCTCTAAGTCGCCTTCATTTTGTACCATTAAACCAGTAACTTTCCATGTGTATGTGATTGCCATTTGAACAACTCCTTTGTTTATACTATATTTATAATTTAAACCATTTAATTAAGACCCAACTCTTTACGAATCTTTGTAGCGGAGATTGAGTGTGTTTCATCATCAAATGTTTCTTGTTCAATTTTGTAACCCACATCACGACCATAAGTAATATTTACAATGTTTGGTACCACCTGAATCTCGTATTGTCCTTGATAAATTGGATCTAAATCACGTTTAATATAAGATTTAACTTGTTCAATGGCAAACGGATTAGAACCTTGCCATCCTTGGCAATCTCGAATCTGAATAACTACTTGACCGGTTTTAGCAATGGATCGGTCAAACAATGCTCGATGACCTTCATGCCATGGTTGCCAACGACCTAACATCTGTACTGTTTCTTTTTGCCAATCAAATGTTGGCCGCCTACGATTTTCAATAATATGATTACCAATAAACTCAGCCCACTTTTCAGCATTCTGTTCGGTCACACGAAAGTCATATACCTCTGGTGGAATAAAGGCTTTGTTAGTATCTTCAAAACGACCTTTGTCAATGGTGTCCATCCAAATAGTCCAATCGGCCTTGAAGTTGTTTCTCATCTCCACCAATGGTGCCACAAAATCACAGATAACATAATCACCACCAGCCTCTAAAGCAAACTGTGCCATTCTTAGCGATTGACGAATACGACCAGTATCAGTAAAATCCCAATCGTTGTATTTTTTACGAACTTCATCAGCATTGAACCAAGTAACTTGAGCATTAAAACCTGTGATAGGTAACATCTCAGCATTACTATTTGTCGTACCGTTTTTTTCAAGATACTTCTTTAATGCTTCCGCCATAAATGTTTTACCTGAACCAGGTAATCCCATAATCAAAATCTTTTTCATTTATATTCCTTTATTGAGGTTTGCATAATAAATTATTTCCAACTACTGTGTAATCATATTCATACTGATTTAAAAATTGTTTGATATCGTCTATAATAGTTTTTCTATTATCACAATGTTCCACAAATATAATAGGCAAGTGTTTTTTAATTGTGTTAGAACCTCCAACTAAAACGTCCAAATCCATGCCTTCCACATCTATCTTTAATAAATGTACTTTAGGTATATTATAGTGTTCTAAAAACCAATCAATTGTGTGTATGTCAACAACAACTTTATTGTTTGTTTTTTCAGTAATAATATCTTCTACTAAACTAAAAGTACCAAAATCATTTTTTCTAAAGTAATTGGGTTCTACGAATTCAATCTTAGTATTTTCTTTACCTAATCCAATGTTGTATGGGTATACATTATATAGATTGTTTATAGAGGCATTCCCACATAACATTTTAAACACTTCTCTTTGGGGTTCAAAACAATATATTTTTCCCTGAGGAAATGCTCTGGCCATCCAAGTGGTGAATGTTCCTATATTGGCACCAATGTCAAATATTACAGGCTCAGAAAATTCTTTAATTGATTCATAACAATTAAATGCTTCTATTGTTGAGGTATTACCATGATCCAGTAACCATTGACCGTGGCCAACTTGGTTATCATTGCAATCAAAACGATTTACAATCATCAACCCGTGGTCACAACTCAATAACACATTACGGTGAACTTTATCACCTACATTAAATATCATAATATTAAAAAATATTTAAATTTTCAAATCTTCCTGGTTTGTGTACTTTAATAAAGATGTTAACCGATTCTGCCACATTTGATAATGTATTAAGTTTATTGTTTAACTCTCCACTACCCAACATACCATTTGCTAATTGTTCTTTCCAATATCCAACAATTTCATACGTTACATCGTATACCTCTAAGTCAACAGAGTGATATATTCCAAACGTACTATCACTAAATTTCTTTTGAATAGATTCGTGATTTACTTTTTGGTCAAACATCTTAAATGTTTTGGCAGATAAAGGCCTAACATGGGTGTAATCGTCCCAAAACAAATCACAACGGTGATGTGGAACATTTATAAACCATTCTGCTTGATCGGCACTTACTCGATACATTTCTTTAATAACATTGGTAAAAACTTTTGGGTCTTGACCTAGATGTTCTAAGATATTATCTGCTGTAATCTTCTCAAAGAAGTTATCTTCATATGGCCATGGAGTTTTTTCAAAGTCTAATACTTCATCAGGATTACATTTAGCTTCCACGTCCACATTCCAATGGTCGTTTAATTTTTTAAACCCACAACCCATGTTTAGTTTTTTATGTTCTGGTGTCATAATATATCCTTTTAAATCCAAGCGTTCCAAAATATTTCACGATTGTATTGTTCGTAAATATCAAGTCCAAGATACTCCACACAGTTAACTGTGGTACGATCCAGTGATGGTTTAACTTTGTGTAAATTAGGTAAACCAATTGCCAAATCATTATAGACTTCTGTTTGAACAATCTTTTCAAAGTCATGTTCGTATTTTGGTAATTCTAAAAATTCATAGATTCGTTTTGTTTGACTTTTTGGACTATTGCAAAAACGGTTGTAATCAATAAAAAGAAAACGATCCAAGTAACCCATAGTAATTGCATCTTTAATATTTCTATGTGATAAACCCATTGGGCCTTCAGGACCAGCATAGTAATAAGCTCTAGAAGCAATATTAGACCCTTCTCTTAAAGAAGAATCTGCTTTAGTAAAAAACAAAGGATTATCTTTTCTAAGTTTTTCAAAAGAAGTTAAGATTTCGGCTGGGTTTCTAACACAAACCACAATTTTAACTTTGCGTTTCAATACTGCTTCTACTTGAGGCAGTAATGGAATCCATCCACGGTCTTTATCAATAACAAAAGGCTTATCAATATGAGAATAATATCCTTGTAGAACTGATTTTAAAACTCCAACTTTAGCCTCTGTATTATTATATTCTTGATTTGTTTCCATACTGAACCAAGAAGCATTAATGCTACCAAATATAGAAGATAAAGAACTTACAGATTCTCCGTGAACTTTTGGATTTTGTTTGAGTATATTTGTTATGAGAGTGGAACCCGATCTTGGGAGACCTGCCACAAAATGTAGAGTTTTTTCCATGATTACCTTTTCAGTTTAAAATTATAAAGTCAACGTTTATTATATATTTATGCGTCTATTTCCTCAGTTTTTTTAGGAAACAATTCTGCCAGTTCTTTGCCAACTTTTTCAAATGTGTCTGTCCAATCTCCAAACTTTGTTTGTCTAAAAACTTTAGTGGTGTTTTGATACCAAGGACTGTGGTCTCCACCATAAGCCCAAACATGATATGGTAATATTGGCACAATCACCCAAGTGGGTTTTCCCATTGCAGAAGCTAAATGAGCAATACTAGTACATGATGTAATAACTAAATCTAAATTAGCAATACATGCAGCCGTATCTTCCCAAGAAATTATTAAATGTTGAAGGTCATTTATACTTTCAGGTAATTCTTTTACATCTGTATCTCTTTGTAAACTATAAAATTGTATATGAGAAAAATCTTTGTGTATATCAATTAATTTTTGAGCGGGAAAAATACGAAACTGTTGATGCTCAAAAAGAGGACTACCACTCCAACGAATACCCACTTTTATTTTTTTTGTGTTTAACATTGTTTTCCAAAGATCCACACTTTCATTTTTGGCAAAAATGTAAGGATCATTTGGTAAATTATCAAATTCATGTCCAAATAACCAGCTAGCACTAAATCCTGGAATCCAAAAATCATGATATGTTCTAGACACTTCATCTAAAGTGATACATTCTTTAACACCAGGAATTCGTAGAAATAGTGGGTGTAAAGATTTGTCACAACACATGATACAAGTACCGCCCTGTTTCCAAATTTCTGTGGCAAATCTTGCATAAATTATTTGGTCACCAAAACCACATTCCATATTCAAAATAACGGTCTTACCTTTTAGATCGCTTTGATCCCAAATTGGCTTAGTGGTATTAATTTTGCCACTACCATAAACTTTAAGTGCTCGGCCGTGCTCAAGGCATTTAAATCCTTCTTGTAAGTTTCCTTGATTAATAAGAAACCATCCACGATTAAATTTGGCTTTTGGATCTGTAGGATCTAAAGCTTCTAGTTCTTCTGCTAGTTTCCAAGCTTCATCAAATCTTCCTCGTATCATTAAATTTAGCTGCTGGTCAATCAAATGCATTCTCAACTCCTATATTATAATTAATATTTATCACACATTTTAAATTTATTTAAGTAAAGCAACTGTATGAAAGCCGCCAGTCGTTACGTCAGTCCAAGAGCTAGATCCAATTTGTACTGGACTGGATCTATTGGTAGTTGTACCATCTCCTAGTTGGCCCGAACTATTATATCCCCATGTAAACAAGGCACCACCAGAACGTATAGCAGCTGTAAACTGACCAGTAGCAGTTCTTACAACCGTCCAGGAACTGGATCCTATCTGTACTGGACTGGATCTATTGGTAGTAGTACCATCTCCTAGTTGGCCAAAACTATTACCACCCCATGTAAATAATGTACCACCAGAACGAATAGCGATTGTATAGTCTTGTCCAGCGCCTACAGCAGTCCATGAGCTAGACCCTATTTGTACTGGACTGGACCTATTGGTAGACCCACCATCCCCCAAGCGTCCAGCATTGCTAAATCCCCACGTAAACAATCTACCATCAGAACGAATGGCTGCACAATGCGCCAGGCCAACCGATACAGCAGTCCATGAGCTAGATCCTATTTGTACTGGACTGGATTTAGTAACAGTTGAACCATCTCCTAATTGGCCTAGACCACCATTTCCCCACGTAAACAATATACCATCAAATCGAATAGCAGCTGCGTTACTTTGGCCAAAACCCACAGCAGTCCATGAGCTAGATCCTATTTGTACTGGACTGGATCTATTGGTAGTAGTACCATCTCCTATTTGGCCAGAATAATTCTGTCCCCATGTAAACAATATACCATCAGAACGAATAGCCGCTGAGTTATAAAATCCAGCCGCTACAGCAGTCCAAGAGCTAGATCCTATTTGTACTGGACTGGATTTAGTAACAGTTGAACCATCTCCTAATCGCCCACTACCATTACTTCCCCATGCGAATAATAAATTATCTGAACGAATAGCAACTGTGTGAAGTCTACCAGCAGATACAGCAGTCCATGAACTGGATGATATTTCGGTTGGTGAACTTACGCTATTTATTCCTATTGTTATCGGACTGCTTTTACTAGTGGTTGTATCATCTCCTAAATTACCATAGTTATTATTCCCCCACATAAACAAAGTACCAGTACCCTCAGAACGAATGGCTCCTGTAAAAGCCTGGACTACCCCAGGCTGGCCACCAGCAGAAACGGCTGTCCAAGAGCTGGATCCGATTTGTACTGGACTGGATTTAGAGACAAGTGTACTATCTCCCAACTGACCAACACCATTATATCCCCATGTAAATAATAACCCATCAGAACGAATAGCAGCCGTATGAGAAGTGCTAGCGGACACAGCAGTCCATGAACTGGAACCTATTTGTACTGGACTGGATCTATTAGTAGTTGTACCATCTCCCAATTGGCCACTAGTATTACGTCCCCATGTAAACAAAGTTCCACCAGAACGTATGGCTAGTGTATGATTTTGACCTGCAGCTATAGCAGTCCATGAGCTAGATCCTATTTGTACTGGACTGGATCTATTAGTAGTTGTACCATCTCCCAATGCGCCGTAT